TCCAATGCAGGTTGTAAGCCTCCCGTGGCCAGCCTCGTTCCCGTCAGCATGATAAAATAGGTTTGTTCGGTGAGCGCCGGACAACACAACGCCTAGACCCCCGGGAGATGCCTTATGGCTCTATCAACCTATGCTGAGGTACATCTCCTGTGAGCAGGTCTGGCTTTCTTTTGGCCGAAGACGAGGCCCTCAAGAACCGTTTGTCTGGTCTAACCGTTACCGATGACCGTGACGCATCTCGTGATGTTCAAGTTTTCTTTCGCTACCCTGAAGGCGAGACCGAACGTCTGTACCCTTTCATCACCATCGAGTTGATTGACATCGTCCACGCTCGTAATCGCCAGCACTCTGTGGTCGACCAGTATGGGGTTCTAGCCAATAACAATGCTTGGCAAGATGATGTTGCAACCTTGTCCTACTGGCCTTCGGTGTCCGATGAGATAACAGTTCCGACCGGATTCCAGTACACCAAGACCACGGAGTTTGTACCAGTAGACATTCTGTACCAAGTTTCTACATTTGCCCGTAGTTTCCAACACGACCGACAACTGGTCAGCAAACTGATGTACGGCCGTCTGGGGTTCCGGTACAACTCCATCCACATCCCGGCGGACAATACCTCCCGCCGTCTAGACCTTTTGGACTGGACCACAGCCGACCTTCTTGACCCTGAGGCTGGGTACCGCAAGCGTATTTTCCGCAAGATTTACACGTTGCAGATGTCGGCAGAACTGCCAACGTCTGATTTTATCGGCATCAAGCGAGCCACGTCTGTTCAGACTACACTTGTACAACAATCGTGAACACCCTTAACCACCCCCTTGACACACTCCTAAGGAGCATCTAATGGCTTTCGAGCGCCCCGGCGTCTATGTCCGTGAAGCACCCGCCCAGACACAGGTTGCCGCCTCTAACACGGCAACTGCCGCCGCCTTCCTTGGCACGGCTTTGCGTGGTCCTACTTCACCCGTCCTAATCAATTCATGGTCTTCCTACGTAGAGAACTTTGGACCTCTGTCAAACGACTACGACCTTGGTTACGCCATCTACCAGTTCTTTGCAAACGGTGGTCGTGATGCCTTCGTGACCCGTATTGCCCGTTCGGATGCATCGTCTAGTGCGGCCGCATTTGCTGGCACCAGCGGTGGCTCACCAGCAACTTTGTTTACCCTGACTGCCAAGTCTGTTGGTACGTGGTCTAACTCCACCGGCACAGGTGTTGGCCTCCGTGCCACTGTGACTTACTCTCTGCCGACGCTGACAAGTTCAACGTCGTCAACCGCTCTGGTGAATGCCAACACGCTGTTCAGCCTCGTCCTGTCTTACAACGGTCAGGAGATTGAGCGCTGGCAGGAACTGTCGTTGGACCCCACTTCTGGCCGTTACATCAAGGATGTACTCAATCTGCTGTCGACTTATGTGACGTGCAGTACCCCGCTGACCATTGCTTCTGGTTCTTCCGTCACTATGGCTGTTGCCACCGACACTCTTGACACGGTAGTTGGTTTTACCGCTGGTTCTGAGGGTGTAGCCGCTATCGACGCAACCACATGGGATACGGCCATCAAGAAGTACGACACCGTGACGGCTCCTCTGCTCATCAACTTTGTCGGTCAGACATCTTCTACAACCGTTGATAAGGCCCTCGATTACGCCGCCTCCCGTGGTGATTCATTTGTCGTCATCGACTGTGGATTGTCGGCTGATGCGTCAACTGTCAACGCCACGTTTGGCACGAACAAGGGGTATGGCGCTGTATACTTCCCGGCTCTTCAGATGGCAGACCCTGCACGTTCCGGGCCGGCCGCCATCCGCACCACATTCCCCGGTGGTGCCGTGATTGGAGCGTTTATTCGCTCTGAAACAACTCGTGGTGTGGCAAAGGCACCGGCGGGGTACAGCCTTGACCTGCGCAACGTCTATGGCCTTGCTGTCTCGGTGACAGAAGCCCAAGAGGCCACGTTGTACAACACCAAGCATGTGAATGTGTTCCGGTCCCTGCCGGGAGGTACCTTCGTCATCAATGGCGCTCGTACCCTTTCATTTACCACCCCAGATAAGTTCATCACGGTTCGCCGGACAATGAACTACCTCAAGAATCTTCTCAAGGCACAAACTGCGTTTGCGGTTTTTGAACCTAATGATGAGCGTTTGTGGACCAGAATCAATGTGGGCCTGAGCCAGACTCTGACTAACTTTTGGGCCAACGGTAACCTAAAGGGTTCATCTGCCAGCGAAGCGTTTTACATCATTTGCGACGAGACAAACAATACTCCGTCAACCATCAACGACGGTTACGTCAACGTGCAAGTAGGTGTGTCTGTGCTGAGTCCCGCAGAGTTTGTTGTTATCACCATCAGCCAATGGGCTGGAGAAACCGTCTAATTCCGACAAGGAGACAGAAAAAATATGACCACCCCCACCACCACCCCGGTTGCAGTTACTCAACGAACTGACCCGCTTAGAAACTTCAAATTCCGTGTTTCTATTGTTCCAACCACAACTACTGGTAACTTGCCAACATTGCTGTCTGGTATCACCGACATTGGTTTTGCCCAAGTCAGCGGTCTGGCAGTGACCAACGAGGTCATTACTTATCGTGAAGGTGGTATGAATACCCACCCGCACAAGTTTGTGGGCCAGTCTGATTTCACCCCCGTGGCCTTTGCTCGTGGAGCGTTTCACAGCCAATCCCAGATGTGGGACTGGCAAAAGTTCATGCATGCATGGGTTGGTGGAGGAGTCAGCGGTGGCACTGGACTTGCGGCGGCTGGTGATGATTACCGGTGCCATATCATTGTCAAGGTGTATGACCATCCCCACACTGCTTCTGGACCGGTAAGTGGTGTTAGTGGAACAGCGCCCCTTCGTTATGACTACGACGGTGGCATGTCGTCCGGCGAAGGTGCTAGCATCGTTCCCGGTGTGGTTAAGTTGCAATACAAGTTGTACAACTGCTGGCCGGGTTCGTATTCACTGTCAGACCTTGCCGCAGGAGATACCACCGGTATTATGATTCAGACGATGAACGTCCACCATGAGGGCTTCTATATCGACTGGACCGGCGCAGAGAACCTCGCCGCCCTCTAACCATTACAAATAAATAGGAGAACAACATGGACATCGCCTCACAGGCGAACGCCCTTAACAAGGCGCTTGAAGACCCTGTTCCACGAATGGATGAAGCCCCAAATACGGTGGTCAATCTGTACGTCGGTATTCAGGACGAAGAAGGTACGTGGCATACAACAGCCATCGTGCGAGAACTAACCGGGGCCGATGAGGAAGCGCTTGCTTCCCTTGAAGCCAAAGACGGGTTGAACTATTCGGAATACATGGCATTCCTTATGCGCCGTTCTGTTGTTTCAATCGGGACACTTCAAGTTTCTGACAACAAGGCTATTGTTGACAATCTAATTGTCGGCGACCGAGACAAACTGTTTATGGCCATCGTTGAGGCCACATACGGAAAAGTTAGGGAGTATCAAGTTGCTTGTACTTCCTGTGGGCAATCAAATGATGTTTTTGTTGACATCACCACATTCCCTGAGAAGCCTTTGCAAAAGGGCATTCGTAATACCATCATGTGCACCCTGAAAGATGGCTCTGAAGTCGAGGTTAAACTCCCTACGAATGGGGACAGTCTCGTCGTCAATAAGCCCGGAAAGACCACTGCCGAGCAAAATACGTTGATGTTGGCACGTTGTGTCAGAGGTATTGAGGGTGACCCCCTCAAGTGGGCAAAAAGTCTGGGTATGGGCGACCGCTCCAAACTCATTAAGCCCATGCTGGAGAGCCAGCCCGGCCCGGAGATTGGGGAGGTGAATGCCCAATGTGCACATTGCTCAAAAGAGTTTGCAATGATGCTCGATTGGGTCTCACTTCTACTGGGTTAACTTGACCTCTCTTTACTGGGAATACGACGCCATAGCCTCCTCCTACAGCGGGTTCACATTCGCCGACATCCAAACCATGACCCGACGTCAAAGAAAGTTCTGGTCATCTATGGGAAAATGGCATAACAATGATTAGTGGATTTTTGAACTGTGACTGACTATGTAGACCCCTTTGGGCCTTCTGAACCGTCCCTAATGGGCGGTATGGAGTCATCCTCTACAAGAGGTGCTCGTGGGGCACGAGATGGTTTTGTCAGCATGGGCCGTGGTATAGCAAACGTCGTAGGTGCTCTTGGTCGCCTTAGCCGTGCATTCGCTCAAGCGGAAATGGCCTCTATTAGAGAAGCACGTGCTCGACGTGGTGCCGCTGGAGGAGCAACCGGTGGTAGTACCGCTGACCGTATGGCGGCGGCAACCGGTGGTGCTTCTGGCTCTATGGCTTCTGGTGGTTTTTTCACTAACTTCATGGGCGCAGTTGGAAACAACCCATGGATGATGGGTGGTCCCGGGGCTGGTAAAGGAATTGCCGCTGGTGGTGCTTATCAACTTGGTTCGGCGGCTATGGGTGGAATGGATGCCCGTATTAATGCCATGTACACCCGTGGTATTAACTATGACCAATTGTCAATGCTTTACCAGCAGACCAAAGGCATTA